CAGATAAGATCCATTATTTATTAATCCATGATAATTAATTCTATCGTCGGTAGATTCGTTTAATTTTGTTTCATTGAAAGTTAAAACATTTGAAACATCATAAAACCATTTAGAAATAAAACTAGAAACACTTGCCCAGAAGGTTGTTGAATTTGAAGAAACAGAATAATTCACATTTAAGTTTGATTCATCTGATTGAGCAATATACAAACTATCTGCACGTGTTTCATTCCAAGAGGCATTTCCCCCACCAACATTACTTAAAGTTGATCCATCTCCAAAATAATAATTAGCAGTGATATTTGTAGCATTCTTAATCTCATAAACCCCTCTAAGATCAATATCTCCCTGAGGTGTGAAATCTGCTGCAACTAGCAATCCCATTGTTAATAAAAAAACAGACATAAAAATAATTGTATTTTTCATTTACATCACTGCAGGACGTGGTTTGATCATCTTCAAAAGTCTATCCCTCTCCCTTGTTAATTGTAATGCAGTTTCTCTCCACTGAGTATAAGGTTCTCCTTTTTGTATTCTAAATTCCCCCAATCCATAACCCACTATATCGGTATAAGATTGTCCTACAATTCTGGCCACTAAAGCAATTGAGCATGCAATATTCATTAACTTTTTGAATACTTCATTAACTTGAAGTTTAACAACTGTGCTTCCAGATACATGCGCATAAACTAATTGGTCTACTGTTATTTCAGCTGTGTCTGTTGCTGAGACTTGCGCGCTTTCGATGTTTCCATCCATCCCTCTAATTTCTACCCAATCATCTGCTGAGAAATCTGTTGATGCTGAAACTGCCAATGCCACACTTGTTCCGGCAACACTTGCTGCAGTTGTTGCAGTATCTGTTGTGCTATCTTCCAGGAAACCAACAACATATTTTATAACCACTTTTTGTGATCCATAAATAAATGTACTGGCGGTTGCATCATTTGCTAATTCTATTTTTCCTGATCCTTTGTATACTTTCAAATGCGCAGTATCTTCCTGGGTTCCATTAATATAAAGATCTCTAACAGCCATAACTGGATTTTGATTTAAGATCATTTGATAAGTTGAATTTCCATCCCTAGCCTCAATGATCTCTTTTGGAGTAAAATGAGTATTAAAGGTCCTTATAATTTGAGGTTCACATTCTGTAATTGTTGAAGAAACATCATCATCATTTATTACATCACTTCCAATCCCACAAGTTCTTCTAACACTTGCAATTGTTACATAAGTTCCATCATCTGCCATTAGTTAACTCTCCCATAAACAACGAATCCAGTTACCATGCTTCCTAGAATTGTGAATAAAATTGTGGCCCAAATAGGTAATCTTGTTGATAAATGATTGTATAAATTTATGTTTAATTCTTTAAAATCTTTAAATTCTTCTTTAATATAGGTTTCAAAATCATCCTCACGTTTTTCAATATTCTCGATCATGTTTCTATTTACCTTTCCATAAGCACAACTATTTACCATATACTTCCCTCAATTTATCTTCAATATCATCCCGGAAAGGTAATTTGTCCCCACGTTTGACCCTTTCGATTAAATCCTCTCTATTGCTCCACAGGGCTATATCCTCGGCTGTTTTCTTGCCAATGCCCTTAATTGCCTTCAATTCTTTCAAAAAATCATTTATTTGTTCTGATTGCTCTTGAGGTTCAATTTGTACTGATTTTTGTGGTACCGAAATTTGCTTTGTTTCTACACCTACATTTCCTATGGAACTCTCTGTAGTTTTCACTTCTTCTAGTCCATTGTTTTCTGCTGAGAATTTTGTTGTTTCCATTTTCTCTCCTTTATGTAGGGTTCTCCAACGATAATCTTTTAGACTACCTTTACGCATCTTAATTGATCCACCCCTATTGATGAATTCCATTTAAGCCTCGTAAGTGATTTCTGCTGTGACTGTTTCTGCTGCAGCTGCATTTGCTAATGTTAAAGTAAGCTTTCCATGCACTACAAATGGCACATAAACTGGGAATGTTGCTGCATATAAACTATTTGCTGCATTATCCGCATCCACTGTGGGTGTTCTTGGATAAAATGTTGTATCTGTGTTCCCTGTATAATTCAAGATTGCTTGCGCACTTGCTTCTCCAGTAGAATCAAGATTAATATCCATTGAATCCCCTGTCACATTAATTGCAACTTTAAGGATTCTTCCAGTTATCAACTCAGTTGTTGCTGTAGCTCCTGAATCTCCAGTAGCCACTGTTGCTGTTACCCTTGTTGTTCTTATTGTCATTCTTTTTTTTCTCCGTTTAATTGTGAGGTCTTTTGAGCCTTCCTCGAGGCTGTCTGAATAAAAAATTTAATAATTTAATATGCCCAAATAATATATGTTCGAACTCTATTATCTGCTGATCCGCCAACTGTGATTGTCAATGTGCTTGATGATACTACAGTTGTTGGTGCTTCAGTTACTACAACTTCTCCTGTTGTTGATGCTGAAAATCCTTGAATACCGTGAATATTTGTACATCCAAATTTACTTAGATCTACTGTCAAAGTATCCCCATCATCCACAGTTGCATCTGTCACTACTTGAATCATTTTTACACCACTGTTTGGTGTTATCTCAGTATTTACTCCTACATCGCCTAACGCTGTCATTTTTTGTTTGTTCCTCCTGTTTAATTGTGGGTTTTAAGGCCCCGCGCCTTGAAATAATAAAAAATTAAAAATAAAAATTAATGAAGTTATTTCTTCTTCTTAGCTTTTGCTACTGGTTTCAACTCGTTACCTTCTCCGTCACATGTTGAACAATCTTCGCCTTTACGCTTAGCTTGTCCTGCACATTCTGTACAATGAAATTTATCGATTACCATCTTATGCTTCTCTAACAATCAATCCTGCGTCTGAATAATTATGTACTATCCCTACTGTTGTTGGCAATTTTGCTGCTGCTTTCGCTGCACCAAATCCTGCTGAGGTATATGAACCTCCAAACGAATTGTTTGAAAATATCCCCACACAACCAGTCATGTCTGCATATCTTGTAACTGAACCACTTCCTAATGATGGTAATACACTTGGGAAAATATTATTCTCCACTACTATTCCATTAATTCCAGAACCTGCTCCTGTCAACCATAGATTACAATCTACATTTGCTGTTGGTCCACTAAATAAATTATCTGAGATAACCCAATCTTGTGGTACGGTATTGCTTGTTCCTACAAGGACAATATCTCCTACATTCTTATAGAAATGATTTCCTATAAAACTACATTGCCAACAGTTTCCTGCTGAAGTTGTATATATTGCTCCACCTGTTCGTGAATCTGTTGCTGTAACTTTACAATTCTTGAAGTGACATCCTGTTATTGTTGTTCCGAATGCACATTTTGCTGCATAATCGTCATCCAATAAAATTCCTCCACCTGTTGAACTTGCTCCATTAAAGCCCATATTTGCTATTAAACATCCTGGTGCTCTAATTGTTAACATCGCTGTTGAACCTGCTCCAATCTTAACTTGTGGCAATCCACCTTGAGTAGTTCCTCTGCTTACACCAATAATCGAAAGATTACTAGTTGCTGCTGGAATTATAATTGTCTCGGCATAACTTGTTGGATCTCCTGTGAAATCAGTTAAGTCTTTTGCTGTAACAAAAATTGTGTCTCCTGGACCTGCTGCAGTAACTGCTGCTTGAATTGTGCTCATTGCTGCGCCCCAACTACTACCTTTGTTACCACTTGCTCCATTTGTTCCATCAACATACCAAGTATCTCCTTCACCTATTGGTGCTCCTGATCCTTGTGCGAATGTAACTTGCTGATCCCATGTATATGGTCCATTTCGATACGGCGGACTTGCTGGATTTCCTCCTACTGCTTTTAATCCTTGTCCCATTTTAATAAGCCCAAAGAATAACAGTTTTCACTCCAGTCTCTGAACCAGTTGTAGTTATTGTAACTACTCCTGAACTTACTGTAGTTATAGGTGCTTGAGTAACTACTATTGAACCAGTTGCTGTTTCATCGAATAGTAATATTCCATGAAGTTTTGTACATCCAAAATCTCCTAAGTCAACCGATACTGTATCATCTCCACCTATTACGGTACTTGGAAATACACACTGAATCATTTTTACACCTGCGTTTGGCAAAATCTCTGTGTTTGTTCCTACGTCTCCTAATGCTGTCATTTTTTTTTTAACCTCCTGTGTTATTTAATTGTTCCCCAATTAAAAGGGTTTTGGTTTGTGCGTAAACCACACGACGGGGTCCATGAGTCCCGCTCTCCACTTTTTTTTTGAAAAAAAGCTTAAAAAATTAAAATAAATAAATAAATTTATAGTATATCATCAATGAAACTATTGAACGCAGTATTCCTCATAATCATACATTCGTAGATCTTCAACATAAACTTTTGTGAATCGTTAGTTTTAGCTAATTCTTCATAAGTCATATCTTGTAGAACTCTCATTTCGATCCAGTCTGTATCTAAAAAATAAATCTGTTTTGCTCCAGATGTATCTGATAAAAATCTACTGAATATCACTGGTACTTTTCCTGCCATTGTTTCTAAAACAATTGCTGGGGCTATACCGAATGGTAATGATCCGCTTGCATTATCGCTTGGATTATATCGATAAGTATCGATTATAATTTTACGAATATCCTTAACTACTGATGGACTTGCTACACCTAGCTTAGGCCTACCACCGTCTTGGATTGCATAAAGGATTGCTGTTTCAATGTCGTCATAGGTTAATGCTGCACCGTTTAAATCTACCACATTAGTAGTTGATTGCAACTTCACAATTCCTGAAAACTGTGTAGCAGTTGTACCTGCATCCCCGTTGATAATAAGATTCTCTTCTAATTCCCTCAATTCTCTAGCTTTGACTAGCACTTCTTGCTGTTTCGCGTTTGGCGCTCCAACATTGCTAAATGCACTGTTACCTAAGCCTCCACCTTGCGGTTGGAAACCTTCTAACATATAACTTGGCATCGCTGATTGCGTTGGGCCTGTAACTCTTCCGACTGCGTACAAGAATTTAATCTGTGTACTAGCACGATCGTAAGTAGTTGTAGTTTCAGCCAAAGC